TCTCCAAGCTCGGAGACGCGCTGACGGGCGTTGATGGCCTTGCCAGACACCTCGTTGGAGGTCACACCGAGCGAAGCCTCGTGCTTGTTCGTCACGTCCTTGATGTCTTGGACTGACATCTGCGCCTCAGTCAGAATCGCTTGGTTGATCTGAGGGGGAGGAATAAACTCGGGCTTGGCACCGTCACTCTGACTGTCCCAGAAGAGCACGTTGTCGCCACTCAGGTGTGCGTTCCTGAAGGCGTCTGCCAAGCCCGATTTCATCGCCGCTTGATCGAGAAGCCACTTGGATGCAGGTGACTTCATCAGCTCTTCGGCGAGGATAGAGCGCCAGTAGTTGTGGAGGCGCTGTGGGTCTTTTGCGTTCCGCACGAAGCCCCAACGATAGCGGACGGAAGCCTCTTGCAGCGCCCACCCCTCGACACGGAATACCGGCAGGCGTGAGACGTTCAAGCGGTATGGTCCGTCCAGCACGTCCTTGCCACCGAGCACATAGCACTCAGCATAGGGGCGCACAGTCTCGCGGACCATGTACTCGCCCTCGTTGTCCATCTCGATGTTCTCTTTGATGAACTGGTCGTCCTTGTCGGTGATGTCGATGATGTCGCCGGTTTCCAGCTCCAGGCCGAGCTTGCACGGCTCTTCCTTCATCTGCCAGAAGTAGCAAATGCGGATCATGTCATCAATTTCCCACCCGTGGGCGGTCATCGTGGTGTAGTCCAGCTCGTCGCCGCTCCAGCCACTTTCTGCCGTGGCGTCGGGGTAGCGCAGCTTGAAATCGTCCTTGGTGATGTATTCCATCACGTAGCAATGGTTCGCGTCGGAGCCGGTCGGCTCACGGGACGCGCGATCCCATACGACTTGGAACGGATCGTCATACGCGATCATCGAGAAGTCTTTGGCGAAGAAATCGTACTTGGCGTCGATCAGCTCCAGACCGAAGTTGCCGACCCCGCAAATGTAGGCGCTTTCCATCGCGGTGTACTGCGCGTGCTTCGCGATCGGCGTGCGGACCACGGTGCGCATCAGACCTTGCCGGATTTCAGCTGTCGCCTTCGAGCCGCCCTTGATCGGCAGGAGCTTCATGGTCTGATCGGTTTGCTGCCACGATCCGAGATACTGCGCGATGAAGGCTGGTAGACGGTTGACCGTCAGTGTTGGCTTTTTCAGGCGTTGGCGACGTGTCCGCGTGTCCACATCCCACTGGTCGCCGATGACAAACTGCATGTCCTCGCGTGCCGGTTCGATGTTGTGGCGGTCTGCGTCCACGTCCTTTTGGTACATCTCACGCGCTTCGCGGTAGAACTTCACCTTGTCCGAAACGTCCATGGTGATCTTTTGCCGCGTGCGTTCCGGCATCGTGTTTGAGGTCTTCATAGCATCCATCCACCGCCAGAATCAAAACGTCCCGCGCCCTTAAAGAAGGCGTCGGTCGGTGCCACCGTCTCTGGCGTCTGCTCGCTCCGACCAACTTTTGCGCTGCCAAAAACATCATTAGCCGTGGGCTTGGGAGGCGTCAAGTCGTGCTGGATCACGCGATCTGGCACCGCGAAGGTCAAAACGAAGCTATCCGCGTCGTCCGGAGAGCGTGAAAGACGGTTTTTCACGTCGATCTTGGACTCGAGAACGAGGTCCGTTGTCTGACCGGAAATCCGTGCGCCGATCGCGCCCAAGTCGGACTGTAGCTGGTCCTCGTCGGGGATCGAGACGCCTTCAGGTAACTCTAACCACGTGCGTGCTCGTAGATACATCTCCGCGCGGCGGTTCCGTGGGCCAGGCTTGTGAGGATTGACCTGTTTTGCTTGGCTTTTCCCACCAAAATCGACCGGATAGCACTTTTCGCCGAGTGACGGATACCGTTCTTTCATCCCTGCGAGAAGAGCTTGGCCCCATCCCCCTGAGTAGTCGATATTGCACCGGTCCACGCCGTTTACCCTCATCAGATCGGCAATCCATTCGACCTGTTCCTCCCCAGGTTCCATGTTCTTCCGGCCCTTCTGCCAATGGACCACATGGCCTTGTCTAAGGGTGCAGCTGAACTTGTCGCCACCGAGACCGGCAGGGTCCACACCGAGAATTTTCGGCCCCCAAGCCTGAATATCCTTCCGCTTCCGAGCACGCTGCACGTACACCGGCTTGATGAACAGCTCCAGACCGGTCGTCTGGAAGGCTTCCTGCGGCGAGCACGGAAACTCCTGCATGAACGTCTGGATGTTGCCGTTGAGCTGTTGCTCGACGTAAAACCGACGCCACGCCATTTGATCCAGATCAAGCTCGTACATCTCGGCGATGTCGCGTTCGGACGGTAGACCATCGCCTTCAGGCTCGGATCGCAGCTCGAAGTTGCTCGGCGCAGGCAGGCGATATTCAGGCGACAGATACCACGGGATGAAGATCGGGATGAACCGGATACCGAGCTGGTCGTCCTCCATCCCCGCTTCGGCACGCATCCACCGCTGGTGAAACTCGTTGCCGATCCCGTTGGCGGTGCTTTCCACGGCGACTTCCGTGGCGTCGGCCATGGGGATCGAGTTTACGAACCCCGCGAAGGTCTTTTCCGGATTGGGGTAGAAAGCAGCTTCCGATAGGTGGGCGAGCGTTGGAGTAGCTCCACGGCCAGTTTCGCCACTGCCTGCCGTTGCGACCGCGTAAGAGCTGTCGTTGCTGAATGAGAACTCTTGCGCACTGGCCTTCTCCGCTTGCAATGCCATGGGATCGTTCTTGTGGAAATTCTGCACCATCTTGAACAAGTCCTTCGAGGACGTGGTGACGTGCGCCATCACGACAGCTCGACGGTGCTTCCACAGCCTGGTCTTGGTGTAGAACCGCCCACCGATGTAGGTGGACGCGCCCTGTTTCCGGCCCTTCAGGATGATCGCTCGGACCATCCGGTGCTCATTGAGCTGAGCCTGAAACTTGGCGTGGATGATCTTCTGAGGGTCATTCAGCGCAAAATCGACTAGCGTGGAGTCCTTCGAGACCACCTTCAGACACTTCCGCATGTACTCGGGGTGGTCGGCGCGGCACCTCTTCAGCCACTCGATGAGCTTCGCTTCCTCCGGTGACAGACGGACAGCGGCGGCATGAGCTTGTCTCATTCCTCCACCTCGACCAGATCGAAACCTGCCGGTGTGTCGTCGGACTGTGTGGCGTCGTCGGGCCAGGCGACGTTCTCCGAGATGTCGCGGTTGTTCCAATTCGGTGCCAGCTCGGGGATGTCGGTCGCGGGAGACAGGCTCGGCGGCTCAAACTCAACATCGTCTATAACACCATCCACGTCATAGTCCGCGTCGATCACGTCCATCAGCTGGTCCACGGACTTGTGGTGTGTCACCTCCGACTCCCTCGCGATGATCTTCGGGAAGAGCTTGGTGTAGAACTCGTCCTGGTTCTTCGACGCCCAATCTGCAAGACCCTCCGGACCATCCATCTGCTCAAAAGCATAGAGAACAGCACTGCGAGCATACTTGCCAACAGCCTGATAAATCTCCCCGTTGAAGGTTGCGGGGAGGGAGGGACTTGGGGCGGGTTTGGGGAAATTATCGGCCATGAATTACTCACAAAGGGTCTGGGCGGATCGCAAGGTATCCGGAGATTGTCGCGGTTCCCGCCATCCCGTTCGCTCCAGGTGTCGCGACCATGCGGAAGTCCGAGTTTGGACCAATAAGGACCGGAGGGGCAAGCTCAAAAGGACTGGACGACGTACCGCCAGTGTTCGCCGCCATACGTCCGAATACCGGTCGGAACACGCTGTCCAGCTTCGCGTTTCGCGCTTCCAAAGAGAAGTCCAACGCGCCAGCGCCGTTACGCAATGCTCCGACGGACAGGGCGGTTACGATGTACGCATCCTTCCCCGAGATCGAGGACGCCGCCTTGAAGGACTGACTTTCCCCCAAGGTGCCTTTGACCGTCAGGTGAATTTTACTGGTGTCGGTCGGCACGCCGTTTGTCAGTGCCGTGTCCTCGTAGAAGTTGATGTCGCCGACGAACGGCACAGTGTTGTTGTCGAACGCTCGGTTGATCCGACAGTAGGCGCGGTTCAACGTGACCTTGTTCTGCCCGTTGATTATGCTGGTGCCGGTCGCAAACACAAGGTTGTTATCGGCGTCCCAATAGTGACCCTCGTAGCTGACTTCTTCGCCGGTGTCCGAGGCCGAAGAGCTGGACATCGTGTCGATCAGGTTCCCATCGGCAGGCGTCAGGTACGTCTCATTGAGGTCAGGTGCCTGCCAGATCGTTTGCTCTGAGCCGTTGGTCATGGAGCTGCGCCGGCCGAAT